ATCTATATTTATTATACTAATTTTAACTTGGCTATTTGATGCTTCTCCATCTGAAATAGCTATGACTCTAAATAAATCAGCAACAATACCACCTCGAACTTCAGATACAACATATGGTGACGATGATGTTTGCCATGTAGTTAAAAAATCTTCTTCAACACTATGAAAAATTGGTGTTACATTTAATCCTCTAATTAAACCACGGTCTTTTAATGCTTCTGCAAGTTTTGGATATGATTCAAAAACATATATTGGATAATTAACTTCGCTCTTATCAAATACGCCTGTTCCCAATACTTTTGTTATATATTTTGTTGATGAATCATTTAATGAACATATAAATGATCTTGTCTCACCACTATTACCATCTGTAGTAACCGTAAGTGTAAATTCCTCCAATGGATCTGTTGCAACTGTTGTACTTGACATAGTTAGTCCAGTTTGTTCTGTTACCTGTAATGATAATGTAGATATACTGTATGACCCTCGTGATCTTAATGCAGCAAGCACAATGTTATCATATGCATTTATAGTAACTCCAGTATATGTGAATTTTGTAACAGTAAATCCTGATGTTGAACCATAATCTTTAAAAAGATATGAATAAACATTAATGTTAGGACTTGTTCCATCAAAGAAATAATTAAACCACGCGAAATTAGTAACATCACCAATCGGGCTTGTTATTTCGAGAGACGAAGATAATCCTAATGTTGATCCCGACGGAACTAATCCCATTGTAAACCATTGTCCAGCAGAATATACACTATCAACCATAAATTCTGGAATTGTACTACCATCTGTAGCAGTTTTTCCTGTTAATTCTGAATATATTGTACTACCTGTTATTCCTGTTGCAGAAGGAATTAGTGATAATCCAGTAGTCTGATTCGGAACAATAGTAGAATCAAAATCTAGACTACCTAATGTTGATATACCATATGTTGTTACGGGTAAATATCCGGTTAGACCAAGTATTCTTGTTACAAATAGTTGATTAGATTCTTGTAAATATGATTTAGCAAAATACGGAAGTTCATATGATGGATTTCCGTCGCCGTCTTTTACTGGTGATGTTGTTCCAAAATATGTTCTAAATTCATCATAATTTTTTATTAATACAGGTTCAAACGCCGGTCCTTTTAGTGTTTCACCTACCATACCCAAAGTTGTTACTCCAACACTTTGAGCAACGAATGTTAATTCTTTCTCAGACGTATATACGCCTGGAGAAACAAATACTCTGTTTGATGTTGCCATTGATTCTTATAGTTAGTTAATTATTGTTACTTTTATTAACAATAAATATCTTTGTTTTTAGCAAAGAATTATGGGTAAAAAAATTAAAAGATAGTATTTTATCTTTTTTTACTATTATTTATCTATAGATATAAATGATATGAGTAAAAACATTAAAATCAGCGAAAAGCATCATCAGATATTAAAATCATATTGTGACAAAACAGGATTAAGAATGTATCGTGTTATTGAAAAATGGATAGACGGAATCGATAAATCAAAAAAAGATAATATTGTTGTATTAAAAAAAAGAGATATATATGATGAAGCATAAGTTATCTTAAATATACTACACCAATTCTAGATCCTATAATTGGTTCGTATAAATATGTTATTTGGTTTCCATTCCATGTATATCCATCACCATCTTCCTCGACAAGTCCATTAGTTTCAACATAAATTATGTCTGATATTTCATGATCAACAGTAAAGATTAATGAAGAACCATCATATACAAAATATTGCGTCGATAAAAATAATAATCGACCATAAGAATCTTGAAATACATTACTTTTACCCGCATAATATAAAATAGTAATATTACTTCCTGCAACTGGCGCTGTTACAAATGTTATTCGTGGAGTACCTGTTATCCAATAAAAATCAATATCTCTTTGTTGAACTAAACCATTAATTGCAACAAAAAATAAAAACCCAATACTTTCACCCACATTAAAAGTAACCTGTTCACCGTTAGCAATAAATGATGCGGTTGTAACTTCAATCGTCCTATTTGTATATTTTTTAGTATAATTTTTTGTATCCATAAACTCGTACATCAACATCATTCTTGATATTGCTGGTTTAATTTCAAATTCTTCTGCATCAATTAAAAATCCTAACATTGTAAAATCATAACTTTGTAAATAAAATCTACGATTTTCTAATGCGTCTATTGTGGAATTATCACTAATTCTATCTAAGATAATAGGAATATAATGTCCTTTTACTGTTGTATAAGATTGTCTTGATGAAAATTTTTGTAAAACAATTTTATTAAATTTGTTTAAATCTCTAAATTTTTGACAAACTATTATTATTTCAAAACTAATATCAACAGCAACCGGCTGAGGCATTTTATATACATCAGCCCCCTCCATATTACCATTCCATGTTTTAACGGTAGAATAATATATTTGTCTTCTATCAGGAATAGTTCTTTGAATATTAGGATTCGTTCCAGGTTGAACATCAGGTTTTCGTATTATTCCAATAAATGGAACTTTCATATTTCCATCTTCATCTGCAAATGTCCAGTTATTTGTAATTTCATTCCATCTTTGTACGGTTAATATTTTTGGAATAATTGGAATCTGTTCACCATCAGAAACCACCTTTAGATTGTTTTTAACGAACTCTAGCATTCCCATATCTAAATCATCATGCAATATCTCATCAGGTAAGTAGGTGTCAGATTTCGTTATTCTATCCAATAATTCTTGCCTTCTTGGAACTAGCTCTTTAGATGACGGCTCAGTTCCAACTTGTCTATAAACATTTATATTGTTTTTTTTTGGTAATGTCATTTATACTCCTCTAAATTCATTTTCTTGTACTGGCGAACAAATTATTGTTCTATATGATGGCTTATAACCAAAATGATGATGTTTATTATCCGCATTAATTTTACCATCATTGATTACGTTATAAAATCTTATTCTTTTTTCACTATCAGCATACCCAATATAATCACCAAATTTTATATCTACGCCTAGGTCTTCTATTGTTTTTATATAAACCGATAAAATCATGTTGCCAGGTTCAAGATATCTTAGAAGGCCGGTTTTATATGATTTATTTTCTGCTTGAACAATCTGAACTAAACAATTAATTTCAATCGGTAATTTATATTTAATCTGATCCTTTCCAACTTCGCCATACACATCATCCGTATCCGTTATTGTTCTATCAACTTGATAAAGAACGACTTTCATGTTTAAATCTCCATGAAGATATTCTTGACCCATTTGAATGTGTAAAAGATAATCATCTTCAGAAAAAAATTTCGTAAGCCTCGTTATAGGTAATTTATTTTCCATTATCTATAAATAGTTTTAAATGCAACTATTTGATTAAATCTATTTTTGCATTCATTTAATTTTTCTGTTTGATCAGTTATTACATTTATACCGTCAAATACTCCACAAATACCAATAATTTTATCATTTAATGGTTGAATTCTATCTAAATTACTATTAATTTCAGAATTACTTTCAAATGGTTTAATTCCATTAGCGGTACTTAAAGTTATGTGTGGATATGCGTTCTTTGACAATGGATTAATAACTAATAATACATCAACTTTATCGGTGATTAATCTTCCAATAATTTCTAATGTTATTTTTTCACCTAATGGTAATTTTTCTATAGATATTGGCTTAAATTCAATAGTTGAATGATGATAAAATTCATTTGGATGAACAGGTGGATATTTTAACATTAGTTCATCTTCATTAACAAATACTGCGCTGTAGATAAATCCCATATTACAAATAGTTATTATAGATATAAATACTTTAAAAAAATATTCAAATTATGTATATTAAATTATAAATTAAATATGGAAGCAAAGATACCTGAAATTGAAGCTAGAAACATACTATTAACATATGATGGAGCAAATAATCAATTATTAGAATGGAAAGAAAAATTTATAAAAAACAAAAAATTTAAATTAGCGAGAACACAAGCCGATTACATTTTAAAATATCACCAAATTACGCCTAAAATTGCCAGAAAGTATATAAATCTTGTAATATCATTTGGAGAAAAATTGCAAGAAGAAAAGTTATTACCAAAACCCATTGAAAAAATATGGTGTGAAAAATTATTGTGTGAATCAGATAAAGCATATCATATTTGGGGTAAATTTTTTGATGGTGAAAAAAATCATGGTATATGGTTACCAAAAGGAGCAGTTTTACAGCCAGAAAAAAAGTTAAATCGTGTCATCGACTATTCAAAATACAGGCATAGACCGCCAAAAGAGTGGCAACCGCTTGCAATCGAGAAACTTTTAGCTAATGATCGATTCATTTTAGCTGATGACATGGGGGTCGGGAAAAGCTGTTCGGCTATTATAGCGGCGCTAGAAAGTAATGTTAAGAAAATTCTTATTGTTTGTCCAGCGTCAGTTAAAATTAATTGGAAAAAAGAAATACAATTTTATACGGATC